TAGAAGCATACGCAGTAAAGAACTACAGAAATCCAAATTGCGTATCAGTACTTGAGTTTCTTGAAGACTTAAATAAAATTAAGTATATCAAGAGATTGATAAACAAGTATGCAGATAAGAATGAATTGAGGGAGAGATTGATATTAAATCATATAATCTTTCTCTCAAACGTATTTGGTGTAGAAGGAACCGTAAATATGCTTACCTTTAAGGTAGAAGAAAAGAATAGATACATTCTAAATTCTTTTTTTATATTTTTGGGATACATAAAAAACAGTAATGTTTTATACGATGGTGAGCTATTAGAAAAATTAAAGAGAACCGTATAATGGCAAATTTAATAGACCTGTACATTGTATATCGAATCCTAAGAAAGCTAACAACACCGTTCACGGAATGGGACGCTTTCAAGACTGGAGTGATTGATGCTGAAGGAAATCTTTTAAAGAAATCCGATCAGAGAAGAAGTCAAGCCGAAATGGATTCCTATACGCCTCTTGATAATCTAGTAGCAAAACTCAAAAGACTATTAGCAAAAGTGCCAGGAGGTTCTGGCAAGTTTGCAACATATGCAGCCGCTCTTCTTTTAATCAAAGAAGAGAAAACACTAACCGAAGAAAATATAGAAGAGCGTTTCAATCAATATCTCAATAGTGAGATGCTAAATGAAGAAATTGCTAATGTTGTTGGTCGTGGGGCCATTGCTGGTACTGATGGCAACCCACCTGTTGGCAAGACTGTTATGATGCGAAGATTCGCAGGAAATGATGTTTTCGTTGTTGACACTAAGAGATATAATGGTGCGAGATTAGGCAAGAGAAAATATTTAAAATACGAAACTTATGTGGGTAACGATGAAATAGGTAATGCAATTCGTGAATATGGAAGAAAGTACCCTAAGAAACCTATTATTCTTCAAGATGATAAAACAGGTTCGATGATTTTTCTACGTTATGGACGAAGTGGTATGTTCACAGAATCTTTTAGTGTAGGAAATCGAGGCGATGTGGATACTTAAATGGCTACCTTTTTGGATTTTTTATGCAGCATTCTTTGTTGGTCTGCTAGGATTCATTGCAACTTACTTGCTAAGATTTATTCCTATACCAGCAATTTATCTCTACAAAACTCCAATACAAATAGTATCGGCAATACTAATGGTAGTTGGCGTCTATATGTCTGGTGCGATATCAAATGAAGAAGCATGGCTTGCAAAAGTAAAAGAACTTGAAGTAAAAGTTGCAGAAGCAGAAGCAAAATCGCAACAAGCAAATGTTCAGGTTGTAGAAAAGGTTGTGACAAAAACACAAGTTATTCGTGAAAAGGGACAAGAAATAATTCAATATGTTGATCGAGAAGTAGTAAAGCACGATTCGAAATGTGAAATTCCTAAAGAGGCGGTGAATGCAGTGAATCAAGCGGCCGAAGGAGTAAAGAAATGAAATATCTTTTACTTGCTTTCATAGTACTGCTATCTGGATGCGCTGCTACTGCTGTACCAGTAGCAAGAAAGTTTCCTGATGCACCAGAAACTCTTCTTAAAAAATGCGCTGACTTGAAAAGAATAGAAAAAGAAAATCCACTACTAAGTGAGGTTGTAAAGTCCGTAACAGAAAATTATACGTTGTATCACGAATGTTCATTAAAAAACGATGCGTGGATAGAATGGTATAATGTGCAAAAGAAAGCATTTGACATTAAATAGGAGGAGACATGGAGTTAACAATAGATCAGTTGAAACAGTTGCTACCGAAAAACCCATATGTAACACATTGGCATAAAGCATTGAGTCAACTATTACCAGATTATGAAATTAATACCCCCAAAAGAGTAGCGGCATTTGTTGCTCAGTGCGCTCATGAATCTGGCGGCTTTATGGTGCTGAAAGAGAATTTGAATTATCGTTGGCAATCACTTAGAAAGATTTTTCCAAAATACTTTCCAGATGATGCTATCGCACAAAAATATGCTTCAATGCCAAACAAACAAGAAGCAATCGCAAACAGAGTTTATGGAAGTCGTATGGGCAATGGTCCAGAAGAGTCTGGTGACGGCTGGCGCTATTGCGGCCGCGGTTTAATTCAGTTGACTGGAAGACAAAACTATACTTGGTTTGCAGCATCTTTAGGAATTACTGCTGAAGAAGCAACAGAATATCTTGGAACCTTTGAAGGTGCGGCTCAGTCTGCATGTTGGTTCTGGGAAACAAACAAACTTAATCAATGGGCCGATGCAGGCGATATCGTTACATTGACTAAGCGTATCAATGGCGGAACTATTGGACTTGAAGATAGAATTAAACATTATGAACACGCCCTACATGTATTGGGAGGTTAAATGTCTAACGGTGTTCCAAGCGACAGAAAACTTTTTAAATGGCTCGCGCTTTTAATAATACTGCCATTGTTCATAGCAATTTTTGGAGGAGACAGGTTTAGATATCCATGTCAAGACCCAAAAAACTGGGACAAAGAGTTTTGTCAAAAACCTTTGTGTGATGTGACTAGAACATGCCCAGAGCATGTATTTAAAGGTCAGCGTGACCCTAGACTAGGCCCTCCTGCGGATCAACTGCCGCAAGGTTCGCAACCAACACAATCAACACAAGGAGTTCAATGTGGAAAATAATAATTTTAAAAAGGATGAAACATTCGTGTATACTGAAGAACAATTAATGTCACGCCTGAAATTTTTCATCGGCGTTTGTCTATCCCTAACACTAACTGGTATTGTGTTTGTTGTATTATACTCTTTAATTTTTGTGACCCAACCTCTCAATGCTATTTCTCCAATCGACCAAAAGTTCTTTGAATTGATTGTTCCTATTGCAACATTTTTGACCGGTACCTTATCTGGCATTATGTTAGCGGGTGGCAAGAAAGAAGATCAAGAGGCAATGTTGGCTGCACAAAAGTTGGCTAATGAAAACTTTGCAGAAACAAAGAAAGCAATGACAGCACCACCTAAAAAAGAACCAACATTTGATTTTTCATTGCCCGGCGCGCCAGCGGGTGGAGGTATTGCAAATCCAGTGCAAACAGTTGGGCCACAAGTTATAACAGGTTTTGGTGGTAAGCCAGCACCGGCACAAGCACCGCAACCAGAAATTTAATATGTCATTCTTAAAGAGTATGTTGAAAGATGGTATTGATGGCTCGTTGAGTAGTCGAAGAGTCATCACGTTTCTTGCATTCATACTTTGCGGAATTGCATTTGTAGCCAATTTATTTTGGGGTTACAAAGTAGAAACATATATGTTTGATGGTATGATATATCTTGCAATAGCAGGACTTGGTGTTACAGTGGCAGAAAAATTTTCCCCTAAAGCACCAAAAAATATCGACCAATAAATATAAGCTATCTAAACAAAGGAGAAACTAATATGAAAAAGATTTTAACAGCAATGCTTGCATCTCTTGCGCTAATCAGCTATAATGTTGGTGTATCCGCCGCAGAGACAAAAAAGGTTTGTATCGATAAAGTAACCAACGATGGTAAGAAAGTTCTAGACAAATCAGGTAAGCAAGTTCAAGAATGTAAAGAGATGAAAGTTCATAAGAAACTTGAAGGAACAAAAGTTCCAGAAAAAGGCGAAAAGAAATAAGTCTCTATCATGGCTGACAATACGGTCGAAATAAAAATTGATGTTGAAGTACTGAAAGAAAAAGTAGACAACATCACGCAATTATGCGGTAAAATGGACGCAGTTATAGATAAACTGGTGGACAACCACGACCGTATGGTCAATCAAATTTACAATGACATGGAAAAAAGAAAACAAGACACTGTGGCAGATATCAAAGAACTACACTCACGAATTACTACAGTTGACAGAAATCTATCAGACAAGATAGAATTAACTGAACGTAGAATCATGGAAGAGATAAAATCTCTAAGAGAAGATATTGCCGAACATAACAAGAAAGAGGATGAAGACCTCGGTAAACTATTAAAATGGAAATGGATGGTTGCTGGTGGCGTTGTTGTTGTGGCTTGGATCATTTCCAATGTCAATCTTACTGCCATAGCAAAACTTTTTGGTTAACTTGACCCCTTAGGGTTTGTCTGCTATAATAGACAAATTCTAGTCTTTTTGTATGTAATGATATAATATGAGCATGTGGCTTGATCACCAGTACATTGGTACTATCTCAATTCGTCTTGAGAAATTTTCTCGTAAAGGCGAATACCTTTACAATTTTCGTTGTCCTGTCTGTGGCGACTCTCAAACCAATCGCAGTAAAGCGAGGGGGTATCTTTTCGCTAAAAAAGGTGGAATGTTCTATAAGTGTCACAATTGTTCCGCAAGTCTTTCACTAGGTTCGCTCATTCGCCATCTTGATCCTAATCTGTACAAGCAATATTGTTTAGATCGATACAAAGAAGGTGATACAGGACGTAAAGCACATAAAGAACACAGTTTTGTTTTCAAGCCTGTAGTGTTTGAAAGCAATCGTCAAGATAATGCTATGCGAGGACTTTTGACACCCCTTAAAAAAATGTCAAAAGATTCTGAAGTCATCGATTATGCGAATTCTAGAAAAATTCCGGAACATAGATACAATGACCTATACTTTGTAGATGACATTCAGAAATTTAAGCAATTTGCTGAAGGCTATGAAGATAAGATTATTGGTGATGAGCCTAGATTGGTCCTTCCCTTTTTTGATGAAAACAATGACCTTGTGGGTTTGTCAGGCAGGGCATTGCGCGGAGAAAAAATCAGATACGTTACCATTCGTATTAAGGATGGGGTGCCTATGATTTTCGGTCTGAATAATGTAGATAAAAGTCAGACAATCTATGTGACAGAAGGACCTATCGATAGTTTATTTTTACCCAACTCAGTTGCGGTTGGAAATTCTAATCTGAAATCTGTCGGCGATCATTTGCCAAAAGATAAAGTTGTTTTAGTTTATGATAACGAACCTAGAAATAGAGAAGTTGTAAGAGAGATTAAATCTGCAATCGAGTCGGGGTTTAGTGTTGTGATATGGCCCAAAGAAATTATCGAAAAAGATATCAATGATATGATGCTTAAAGCGAATATGGGTGCAGAAGAAATACTCGACACAATAAATAAAAATACTTTTCAAGGACCTAAAGCCTTATTGACATTTAACATATGGAAGCATGTATGAACGTAAAATTGATATCGTATTCACAAACATCAGAGGAATTTGAAAATGAACTACAACACTCAATGGACGCAGAGGAACTGGTCGCCTACTGTGCCAGAGTATCGAATCCAGCCAATCAGTCCAATAGCGAAACTTCAGAACGGCTCATCAGGTACCTCATCAAACACCAACACTGGAGCCCACTCGAAATGGTCTCCGCCTGTCTGGAAATCGAAACCACAAGAGACATTGCAAGACAAATCCTTAGACACAGAAGTTTCTCCTTCCAAGAATTCAGTCAGCGATATGCTGATCCAACAGCGGAACTTGATGAAGCATTTGTATTGCGAGAAGCCAGATTCCAAGACACCAAAAATAGACAAAACAGTGTAGAATTTGATATGGAAGATGAGCAACAAAAATTGTTGGCTTATGAATGGGAACGTGCGCAGAAGCGTGTATTGTTTGCTGTTAAGAAAGAATATCAGTGGGCCATTGAAAATGGCATCGCTAAAGAACAAGCCAGAGCAGTCCTACCAGAAGGACTTACAGTAAGTCGTTTATATATGAATGGAACACTTCGTTCGTGGGTTCACTACATACAACTCCGTTCTGCTAATGGTACTCAGAAGGAACATTGCGAAATTGCTAAGGCATGTGCAGAAGTCATTGCTAAAGTATTTCCTTTAGCCAAATCAATCTAAAAAAATAATAACAAAGGAATTTGTATGGAGAGTATTGTTCACGGAATTAAAGTAGATTATTCTAGAGACTCGTTGTTCGATGAGTTAGGAAAACTACGTTTGAAAGAAAGTTATATGCGTGAGGATGAAGAAAGTCCTCAAGAAAGATTTGCGTTTGTTTCTAAAGCATTTGGAAGCAACGATGAACATGCTCAACGTCTTTATGACTACTCCAGCAAACATTGGCTCTCATACAGCACACCTATTCTTTCTTTCGGTCGTTCGAAGCGTGGTCTACCCATCTCTTGTTTTCTTCCTTACTTGGAAGACACAGCAGAAGGTCTTGTAGATACACTTGCTGAAGTCAATTGGCTATCAATGTTAGGAGGCGGAATTGGAATTGGTGTTGGTATTCGCTCTGCTGATGACAAGTCTACTGGTGTTATGCCTCACCTTAGGACCTATGATGCGTCATCTTTGGCATATAGACAAGGCAGGACTCGCCGTGGTAGTTATGCCGCTTATCTTGATATATCTCATCCTGATATCGCTATTTTTCTAGAAATGAGAAAAGCGACTGGTGATCCAAACATGCGTACATTGAATCTTCATCACGGTATTAATATCACCGATGACTTCATGCGCCTTGTCGAACAGTCTATGTTGGATTCACACTTCGATGATTCATGGGAATTGAAAGACCCTCATACTGGAGAAGTTCGTGAAGTAGTTTCTGCTAGAGACTTGTGGCAACGTATTATTGAAACTCGCATGTTGACCGGCGAGCCTTACATTCATTTCATTGATGCAAGCAATAGAGCAATGCCAGAATTTCAAAAGAAACTTGGTCTGTCAATTCGTCAGAGCAACTTGTGTAGCGAAATTGTTTTGCCTACCAACAGCGAACGAACCGCAGTCTGTTGTTTGTCTTCAGTAAATCTAGAATACTTTGATGAATGGAAAAACGATTCCGTATTTCTTGCTGACATTGCAGAAATGCTTGATAATGTTCTTCAGCATTTTATCGACAATGCACCTTCTGCTATTGAACGTGCTAAGTACTCGGCTAGTCGTGAACGTAGTATTGGTGTCGGTGCTTTGGGATTCCATGCGTATCTTCAACAAAATAACATTCCGTGGGAATCAGCACTTGCTACATCCGCAAACCGCAGAATGTTCAAAAAAATAAGAGAGGGTCTAGATGCGGCTAATAAGAAACTGGGATTGGAAAGAGGCGAAGCGCCTGATGCTGAAGGTAGTGGCAATCGCTTTAGTCATGTTATGGCTATTGCTCCCAATGCTTCTTCTTCCATTCTCATGGGCAATACTTCTCCTAGCATTGAACCTTTTCGTGCCAATGCTTATCGCCAGGACACTCTATCAGGTTCTCACCTGAATAAAAACAAACACCTCAATCAAATCATCGAAAAAGAATCTCTATCACATCCAGATGGATGGTTAGATGACACATGGCGAAGCATCATTGCAAATGATGGTTCAGTACAGCATCTAGAATGGATGGACGATTGGACTAAAGATGTTTTCAAAACGTCAATGGAAATTGACCAGCGTTGGATTGTACAACATGCCGCAGATCGTCAAGAGTATATTGACCAAGCACAAAGTCTAAATCTATTCTTCCGTCCAGATAGCAACATCAAATACATTCATGCAGTACACTACATGGCATGGAAGCAAGGTCTAAAGACTCTTTACTACTGCCGTTCGGAAAAGATTGGTAAAGCGGATAAAGTATCTAAGAAGATTGAAAGACAAGTTATTCAAGAACTAGATATGAAAGCAATGGTTGAAGGCGATACATGTCTTGCTTGTGAAGGCTAATAATGTTATTTTATAGAGTTGAGGTTAGACCGGCAACAAACCCAAAGATGGGTTTGGGACTATTTACAAAAGAATTTATACCAAAAGGAAATATGTTTTGGAAGTTTATTGAAGGCGTAGATATAAAAATTTCAAAACAAAAACTGAATCAGTTAAATGATGCACAAAAAGAACATTTTTACAAATATGCATGGATAGAAAAAACTGAAGAAAATTTTTACTACATGTCTTGCGATTTAAACAATTTTATGAATCATAGTTATACACCAAACATTGATGGAAGTAAAAAAGAACTTTGTTCATATGCATTAAAAGACATTCAAGTTGGAGAAGAACTTTTCATAAATTATGAAGATTTTAGTTTAGACTTTGATAAAAATGACGTAAAAGAATAGGAGATATAGATGAGTTTTTTAGTAGCAAACACACCAAGAGTTAGATGTTATATCAGAAAAGAATATCTTTACAATTTTGAAAAAGGATTTGGTGAATACGTACCTTGCATTTGGGTATCAATCAAATCAATGAGCCGTAGAGCATTTTTTATTGAATCGTATCTACCTGAATATGGTGCATTGTATGATAAACTTCCATTGAGTGCATATGTGTCTCGCACAAATAATGTTACTCCGTCAGAATTTTTGCCTTTAGATCATTTGCAAATTTGGGATTGTCTATCATATGACATTTCCGTAATACAAAAATCATTTCTAATGAATCTAAGCGGTAAGTTTTACGCTAAGAATAAACAATGGTATCAAGGCAATTATATGTTTACTGTTGACAATTGTGCATCAGATGAATATCTAGATATGGGTGATGCAGAAAATCCGGAAGATCATAAGTCATATAACTTTCTAGAACTTGATAATGGTCAATATGCGGCACAACCAAACAATCGTTGCATATGGCTTGATGCCGCAAGCAATCCAAAAGTATTAAAGTTTCCAGACTTTAAAGTTTGCACTAAAAAATATATTGTAGAACAAAACCCAAAATGGGCAATAGGTGACACCGACACGGTGATGTACGAATGATTATTATTGAAATTATTATTGGTTTGATTATGGCATATCTGATGAAACAGATACTTGATGTGCAACAAGAGAGATACGAAGAAAGACAAAAAGAAATAGAACCGATAAAAATTTTTGTTGAAATCATAAACGAAAATTATTATGCATGGTTACACGAAGAGAATAAATTCATTATGCAGTCTAAGTCTAAAGAAGACTTCATAGAAGAATTGAAAAAGATGTTTCCAAACCAGAATCTAAACCTATTATCGAAAGAGAAAATCGCATGGCACCAAGAAAACAAGAACTAAGCCTAACGGATGAGAGAAACTATTTCAAACCATTTAACTATCCATGGGCATATGAAGCATGGTTAAAGCACGAACAAAGTCATTGGCTACACACTGAAGTGCCAATGCTCGAAGACGTTAAAGATTGGAAGAAAAGACTAACTGAAGATGAAAAGAAATTTCTCACGCACATTTTTAGATTTTTTACGCAGGGAGATATTGACGTTGCTGGCGGTTACGTTAGAAATTACCTTCCTTATTTTCCTCAGCCAGAAGTTCGCATGATGCTTGCCGGCTTTGCAGCCAGAGAAGCATTGCATATTGCCGCATACTCTCATTTGATTGAGACATTGGGTCTACCAGAAACAATGTACAATGAGTTTCTAGAATATCAGGAGATGAGAGAGAAGCATGACTATGTTTTAGAAATTTCAAAACAGAATTCTTCTAAAGAAAATACAGCAAAGCATATCGCAGTATTTTCAGCATTCACTGAAGGTATGCAGTTATTCAGTTCATTCATCATGTTACTAAACTTTCCCCGTCACGGAAAGATGCGTGGCATGGGACAAATTGTTACCTGGTCAATCGTTGATGAAACTCAACATGCCGAATCAATGATTAAACTTTTCAGAACATATGTCGAAGAAAACAGAGAGATATGGAACGATGAACTCAAATCAGAACTTTATACAATTGCTGAAAGAATGGTGGTACTCGAAGACAGGTTTATTGATCTGGCATTCGCTATGGGCCCTATGGCTGATCTGGACGCTAGTGACGTTAAACAGTACATCCGCTATATTACTGATCGCCGCCTTATTTCTTTGGGCCTTAAAGGAATTATGAAAGTCAAAAAGAATCCTCTACCTTGGGTAGAAGAAATGATCAATGCACCTATTCATACCAACTTCTTTGAGAATCGTGCTACAGATTATGCCAAAGCCGCACACAAAGGTAGTTGGGATGATGTGTGGGGTAAAGCGGCGTAAGGATATATAATTTCGACTGAGACTAATATGGAGGATTCTTATGTCGAAATTATATCAGGTTTTTTGCGATGCATGTGGTTGTGACTATTCAGTAGAAATTCAAAATCAAAATCTATCACCAAAATATTGTACCGCATGTTCAGCAGAACTAGACGATACTTCTATTGTTGAAGAGGATGAAAATTTTGATGGTGATGATTGGGATACAGACGAACTATTAAAAGATATTGACGATTGGAAGTAAATATGATTGCAGGCATCGACTATTCGATGACTTCACCAGCAATTTGTATTTACGATCCGTCTAAGGAATTCAAATTTGATAATTGTGAAGTCTATTTTATGACTCAACTGAAAAAGTATGAGATTGAACACAAAAATATTCATGGCACACTACTGGAGTTTACCGATGCCATGGAGAGATACGATAAAATATCCTCGTTCTTTATTGACAGAGTGCTAGATAATGATGTACAATATGTGTACATCGAAGACTATTCTATGGGTTCTAAAGGAAAAGTATTTAATATTGCCGAAAATACTGGCATATTAAAATACCGACTGTGGAATTTACAAGTTCCTTTTTACTGCGTTCCCCCTACCGTTATCAAAAAATTTGCTACCGGTAAAGGAAATTCAGATAAACAAAAAATGCAAGATGTGTTTGAGAAAGAAAATAGTATCAGACTAAAAGTAGAATTAAATATGACAGAAAAGCAATGGAATCCTTCGTCGGATATCATTGATGCATATTGGATTTGTAAGTATGGATTTACCTTAATGCAGAAAGTGGAAAAACATGATGAAAAAAATAAAATCGAAGTCTGAAGATAATACTTTGGCGGAACTGTTTAGGGATAAAACGGTTGACGTAAAGCCATTGGGCAATCTATACACAATATATCTTGTCGGAGAAATTACCGATCCAGACGATTATATTAATTGTTATGAAGCAATTCGAAATGCCGGTGAAGATGATGTAGTTAAAATTCACATTAATTCGCATGGTGGTGATTTGTTTACTACAATTCAATTCATTCGTGCAATTGCAGAATCACCAGCAAAGATTATTGCATCTGCTGAAGGATGTTGCATGTCAGCCGCTACGATGATTTTCTTGTGTGCCGACATGTATGAAATTTCTGAACACTGTCTGTTTATGTTCCACAACTACTCCGGTGGTGTTGTGGGTAAGGGTGGTGAAATGTATGATCAACTTATCAATGAGCGTAAGTGGTCAGAAAAAATTGTGCAGAAAGTTTATAGTGGCTTTTTGACAGACGGTGAAATGAAATCTATTCTAGAAAACAAAGATATCTGGATGGATGGCGAAGAAGTTATGAAACGCCTACAAAGCAAACTTGATGGACTAATAGAGGAACAAGAAAAATCTTCCAAGCCTGCTAGAAAAACTCCAGTAAGAAGGAAGAAAAGTGCATAGACTACATTTTAATTTCAAACACATTGGTGACCAGGTATGCACTACAGCAATACCTGAAAATCTTCACAATGTTACAGGAATGAAATCCATCATTACTGATAATAGTATATGGGCATTCAAACACAATCCGTATGTTGTATTCATGAGTGATGATGAGGCTAAAGATTATCCTGTTATAAGTTTGAATCCTGATTGTAGGATACCCAATCAAGCCGAGGCATATTACAAGATGATGAATTCGTTTGTTAGTAATGGACAGACCGAATACATGTGTGTGAATATGGGATTCAATGACGTTAGACTTCGCCATCCCAGATTGTACATTCATGAAGATTCTCAAACGAAACCAAACAAGATAATTGTTCACACAACCGGTTCGGACAGAACTAGAGACAATGAACCTGCTATCAGAACAAACTCTGGTGAAGATGATGTTAGAGTTATGTCTGATGAAATTTGTGAAGCTATTTTGAACAATTATAAAAATTATGAGATTGTTCAAGTTGGTGGGCCTGACGATAAACCTTTAGGTGGTCACTCTATTAATCTTTGTGGTAAATTAGATTATTGGGAAGTTGCCAAAGAAATCTCTGAATCTGCACGATTCATTGGCGTCAATTCTGGTCCTATGCACATTGCAAATTGTTATCCTAGAGTCGAAAAAAGAATTGTGTTGATGGAATTTCCAAGAAAAACTTTGATGACATTCAAACCTGGAGATATCAGAAATTGGTTGTTTTCTTGGATTGATCCAACTGGAACTTTCTTCAATAAAACAAACATCGATATTGGATACACATACTCATACACTAAAATATGAAACCTATTACTGTGATGATTGTGGGTAACACTCACAAAAATATAATGGACTTTGCAATTGCAACAACCATTAAAAACACTCCACATATCGAAGACATTGTTATCTTTGATGAGAAGAAACTTAGAACGAATTTTAGCCTTCATGATTATAATTATTTTTCACTGAAAAATATGTGGGCTTTTGTGAAGACAGAATTTGTTCTAATCATTCAGTATGATGGTATGGCTGCCAATCGAACTGCATGGACTGATGACTTTCTAAAGTATGATTACATTGGTGCCCCTTGGCCAGATAGATTCAACTGGATAGGCAAAGACGAAAAAGTGGGTAATGGGGGTTTCAGTTTGCGCAGTGCAAAACTTTTAGAAGCCTTGCGCGATCCAATTATTCATTCCAGAGAAGACCCTAGATTTGCAAATGAAGATGCGGTAATCTGTCAGGGTTACTCAAACTATTTGAAAACAAAGCACGGCATCAAGTATGCACCGATAGAACTTGCAAATGTATTTTCACATGAATGGAACAATCCCACTGGAGATACATTTGGTTTTCACGGTGTGTGGAACTTTCCACTTTTTTTCGATGAAGAAACTGTAATTGAATACTTACTTGACATACCAAAGAAACATTGGTACAATGATCGATATCAGATGTTTATGGAGAATTGCCAAAAGCGAGGTTACCAAAAAGCATTTGAATTGGTGACAGAAAGAATAAAAAATGATTGACTTACTTCGCCCAACTATAGAATGGATTAAAGATGATTATCTTACAAATCGTTTTCGCTTTGCTGCCGAGCTTCTTGCTTGGGCTATTAGTATTGGGTGTAGCATTACAATGGCACTTACCGTACCAACTCCTCCCCTCTTGGCTCTTTATCCTGTGTGGATTGCTGGCTGTGCTATCTATGCTTGGGCTTCTTGGACTCGCAAGTCTTTTGGTATGTTGGCTAACTATCTTTTGCTGACTACGATTGACACTATTGGCTTGATAAGGATGTTAACGTGAAAGAAAGTATCATCAAAGCCGGACTCGATTCTGGCATGTTAAACTATGTTGATAATGAGACACCGAGGCGTTACTTCATTGCGCATTGGGCAGACGAAGAGTGCTTGGAACAATTCGCAGACTTGCTTATCCAAGAATGTTGTGCTATAATTAAAGAGTGGAAAAAGGAACCTTTTCCATTCGATGAAGATGTTGCTGTGTCTATAATCAAAGAACACTTCGGAGTTAAATAATGAAACTGAGTGAGTTGCATCGTATTGTAAATCTTTATCACCGTGATGGTCATTATGAGGACCCGGAGATAATGATTAGAGTTAAATTACCTTATGCTACAGTAGGTGCATTACCTATGGTTAATGTTAAATCAATGAACATGGGGTTTGATTGGGAAGCAGGAAAGTTTATTATCTGGCCTGAGGAAGACCTTACACCTGCCGACCGTGACTTTGCTACACAAATGAAAAAAATGCAAGACCGTGCAGGTTGGGCTGATTTAGAGAATCGTAATCTCAAAGCAGAGATTCGTAAGTTGAAGAAACAACTTGGAACACCATGATGAACGAACGAATTCAAGAGCTTGTCAAAAAGTTAGGTCCTGATCCTGTTGGCTACATTGGCAATTGGGGTAGAGTGCAGTGGGCAGATAATGTATATCCACAACTCGGCGATCAGATGTATGCGGCCGTTGATTTGGAAGAGTTCGTCGAGTTGATTGTTAAGGAATGTTTGTCTCAAGTTGATAAAGTGGATGCTATACTTGAAGATGATAAAGAGAAAACGGGTGTAGCTTGGGTTGGATTAGCGATTGCAAAACATTTTGGAGTTGAATGATGGAAAATAAATCATGGGTTATTGAACTTGAAACCGATCCTGAAACAGGAGACTTGATTCTCCCTTTGAATGATGCTATACTAGAAGGAACAGGTTGGAAACCTGGAGACACTATCGAATGGATCGACAACAAAGATGGAAGTTGGACTATGAAGAAAAAAGAAATGCAATGGGTGTTGGTTGAATGTGTTTCGATGTTTCGTCAACGATACATGGTACAAGTGCCTTCCGGTAAAGCAGAGTGGGCGCTGGATACTGTTACGATGAAAGAAGCACAAGAATTTTCTCAAGAACACCTTGGTGAAACAATTATTTCGCATCGTGTAGTGACTGAAGATGAGGCACTGCAACTATGTGATAAAGACAATAGTTATTGTCACACATGGAATAATGAGAAAAAGAAAGAAGCATTCTTTACTGAATGGAAAGAAGATGACACTGCCTGATGAACGATATCGTTCAATGAAATGGGGAAGAGAATTTCTCTATGAATTGATTGATCCTAAGAAAACTCCTAGAGTGCCTAAGGACGTTCGTAGGCAAGCACTACATATTCTGAGACACTATCCGGACGAATATCATTTTGATGTAATCGCAGAAAAAGTGCCTGAATGGTTTAGCAAAAAAACTTGGATGGAGCAAATAAATGAGAGTAAGAATCGGACCGTATAAAAACTGGATCGGTCCATATCAAATCGCAGACATGATTTTCTTCTGGCACGAAAAATATCCAGAAGATAATTTGGCTGAGCGTTGGGATTACAAACTTCATGACAAGTTTGGGGACTGGCTCGCAAGCGATAAAAACGGTGATGATTCTGCTCTGACTAAGTTCTGCCATTGGCTTGAAAAGAAAAGAAAGCGTAACATCAAAGTAAAGATTGATTCCTATGACACTTGGTCAATGGATCACACTTTGGCGCTTATTGTTGCGCCAATGCTCAAACAGTTGCATGAAACTAAGCATGGTGCACCTTTTGTAGACGATGAAGATGTACCAGAACACCTGCGCAGTACTAGCGCACCACCAAAAGAAAATGAGTGGGACACTGACGAAAATCATTTCAAGCGTTGGGATTGGGTAATGGAAGAAATGATTTGGGCGTTTACTGTTCATAATGATGACAATGCCGAAGATCAGTTCTACGATCATTCTGAAGTTAATAGAAAAGAAGATATCAATAATCAGATTAGTAAAATGAAAGTTGATGAGGAAGGGTTGAAAGCATTTATGAATCGTAAGCAAAATGCATTCAGACTCTTTGGCAAATACTATCAGGCATTGTGGGATTGATATGAGCAAGTGCAACCTTTGCAAAAAAGATTATAGTCCTTCATGTGACTACAAACAGGGACGATGCCCAATGCATTCCCCTCTTCTGTTGCCTTTAATGATGTTTTTTAGAAAGTTATTCAAAAAATGAGATTCGCACTAGCATCCGATGTGCATTTGGAGTTCGGACCTATCACCCTAGAGAACACTAAGGGTGCAGATGTACTTATTCTATCTGGTGACATTTGTGTAGCCAGAGATTTGGCTGAACGAGACAGTTACAACATTCGTGGTGAAGACGATAAATCAAATAAGTTTCATACATTCTTTCAGGAATGTTGCGCAAACTTTCCACATGTAGTCTATGTGATGGGCAACCATGAACACTATCATGGTGACTTTGCTTTGACTGAAAGTATTCTGCGCACCCGTTTGTCATATCTAAAGAATCTGCATTTGCTTGAAAAGCAAACTGTGAAGATTGGTGATGTAACATTCATTGGTGGTACTCTTTGGACCGATATGAACAAAGAAGACGAAATGACTCTTCGCTATGTTGGTCGTAGAATGAATGACTTTCAGATTGTGAAGAACACCAATCGTGTAGTGTCATACAAAGTTCCAACTTATGGAGTTAGAGAAGATGGCACGGAAGACTTTTCTAATGTTGTAAGTTGGGAATTCAAAACTCGACCTGCATATTTTTCTACTGAAGACGCGGTAGAAGAACACAAGGCTATGGTAGAGTTTATTCGCAAAACT